GTAAATTATGTCAACAGGATTTTAATAAGTCAAAAGATTGTGGTGGTTGTATGCAGGTAGTAACTCGTAGTCTTTGACTAATCCACTGCAACCCTTCGCTTTTTGTAAAGGAAATATTTTCCCAAAGGTATTGACAAACCTAAAAAAATTGATATATTATATTTAGTTTATTTAAACAAAAAACAGTGGGTTTTGCATTGATTGGTCGAAGGTCACTCGCGTCTGTATCGTTTTTATAGGAGACTACCATGACTGAAATTACACGCCCCTTCACCCCTGATTGGGTCTCTCCTCCTGGTGATACTATTCTGGATCTGCTAGAGGAACGCGATTGGACGCAGGTTCAACTGTCAAAGTATCTAGGGTATACAACAAAGCACATAAGCCAACTGATTAACGGCAAAGCACCGATTAATAAGGAGACTGCGTTTAAGTTAGAACGGGTACTAGGAAGTACCGCTGGATTCTGGCTTAACCGGGAGGCTCAGTACCGCGCTCAACTTGCCAAGATTGAGGAAGAAGAGCGTTTGCAAACCTGGCATTGTTAGGGAACTACTACAATCTAAAAATGATATATTATAATTAAGCAGGGATAAAATTCGGCTTCATGCCGTGTGATTGTCAAGCAAAGCCTCGACAATTCTATATCCCTGATATTTTTGTGAAGGATATTTTATGTATAATTTGTATTGTGGTGACTGCTTAAATATAATGCAAAATATGGCAGATAATAGTGTTGATTCTATTATTACTGACCCACCTTATGGCATTAGTTTTAAGAATAACAATTGGGATCATTCCATCCCTACTATTGATATATGGAAAGAATGTTTAAGATTATTAAAGCCTGGTGGACATTTATTGAGTTTTGCAGCTACTCGCACTCAACATAGAATGGCGGTAAAAATAGAAGATGCGGGGTTTGAGATAAGAGATATGATTGCTTGGGTATATGGTAGTGGTATGCCAAAGTCCACTGACATATCTAAAGCCATAGATAAAGCTGCTGGAGTTCAAAGAAAAGTAATAGGTAGATATAGAGCGCCAAATGGGAGAGATGGGAATTATGAACACAAGAAAGCGCGAAAAGCAGATAGAGTAACTATTTTTGACACTCATGGTTACTTCCTCAAAGGATGTCCGATTACAGCTCCAGCTACAGAAGACGCTAAAAAGTGGAGTGGCTGGGGAACTACACTTAAACCTAATTTTGAGCCTATTACTATGGCTAGAAAGCCTTTTAAAGGCAATGTAGTAGATAATTTATTGAAATACGGAACTGGCACTATTAATATAGACGATTGCAGGATAAAAGTAGAGCCAGAAGATATGGATAAACCAGAATTTATTCATGAAGTTTTAGGGCGTTTTCCAGCTAATTTAATTCATGACGGTAGTGAAGATGTACTGCCTATATTTCCAAATGAACGTCATTCTGCTTCTAGATTTTTTTATTGCGCTAGAGCTTCTAAACGTGAAAGAAACGAAGGTTGTGAAAATTTAAAACAAAACTATCATCTAACTGTAAAGCCTGTAGATTTAATGCGTTATTTATGTAAATTAATTACTCCACCTAATGGAGTGATACTCGATCCTTTTATGGGTAGTGGCAGCACTGGCAAGGCAGCTTTGTTAGAGCATTTTAATTTTATTGGTATTGAACTGGATAAAGATTATGTCGAAATAGCAAAATGCCGTATTGAGTATGTAGAAAATTTATTGAAGTCTCAGTTATTTTAGTGACTACCACTATCAGAATTAATAGCAGTGTCAAAAATAGTAGTATAGATACTATTTTAAAATATACTGTACGCAAAGTGGTGTAAAACTGTATATGAAGACACCCCGTCTTCTAGAAAGTGTCGGGAACGACCAGAGAAGTCGGTACGATGGGAACCCTGGTCGGGAACGACCAGAGAAGTCAGTCAGGAGTAAGGATATTTCTGGTTGGCATGTAGCATTTATCCTGATTAAACTCAAAAGTAACGGGAGATTTCCAGCCCCAATGGACTATGAGTTGGGTATCTAGCCTAGGGATAGGCGCAGGAGAGGGAGAGGAACCGGATAAGTAGAAGCGGTTAAAGTATTTAATAGGAACTGGTTTGTTCAGGTAGTAGGAGTTACGCACGCCGCGCCATAGATGCCAATCATACTCCACCTCTTTGACAGTCCACTCTTTAATTAGGGAATAGCTATTAGTCTTGGGTTTGCCAATATAGTTTATCCTATTGAGGATATCACATAACCCATCTGTATGCGCTACAACAAACCATGTTATTTTACTGGTTATACGTTCTGGGAACCAGTCTTTAGTGTTCCAGTATTTTCTATATTCCTGCTTATCTTCATAGTTTATTTTAAAACATGGGCTGGAACACTGCCAATACCAGTCCTCTTCATTCTTATTGGTTAATAAACCCACTTTTAATGGCATATATTGCCTGATGTAGTTAATACTTCTTAGTGCCTGTTCTGCTGTAGGTTTAAACTGTAATAGAGCATGTTCAAGCATAAGTTGCTTAACCAAGATAGATTCCAGGGTGGGAGACCATCTATCTACTAGCGCCACAGGACGTTCTAGTATAGCTGTGACAACACTAGGAGTGTAGGTAAAGGCTAAATTATTCCCATAAGTGTAAGTTTCTTTCATGATAATATTGATGATGTTAAGGTTTGTATAAGTGCGTCATCTCAGACGCACCAAAGAATCAGCGGGATACGACGAAGTTAAAGCCACATGCTCCAATCACATCAGATTGTGGAGTGTTATACCGTACTACTTTGTAAGGTGTCACAAGCCATTGGATGAAGTGGTTAGCTTTTCCTGTGTTAGCAGCATGGTTGGCAAAAGTCAAGGAGACGAGAAATATAGTTGCACCATCCAGTTTATCTTCCGGGAAGGTTAAACCACCATATTTAGACGTTACCGTAGCTACGCTTATCTCATCACCGGATTGTGAGTTTAATATTATATTAGGGCCAGCCATGGACTTCACATCCACTCTGGCAACAATACCAGAAGGTGCTATTGATAAAAGTGGTTCACCATACACCTGGTCAGCTCTCCAAAGGTGGAGATTAGTTCTATCTTGCTTTAATCCGACAAACTGGGTTTCCTTATACAAATTAAAAGGATGTGGGCATAAGTTGATAATCTTCATTATGGTCACCTGCTACTTATTTTAAAATTATAGCACAAATCCCAAAATTATGCTATACTAGTTTTGTACCGCAGTTCTGGCGGAATTACCTGGTGTCCAGGTACAAAGACTCTCTTAACTGGGAGTAAACAGGAAGGTGACAACCTGTATAGATATGCCGGAATAATGGCACACCATCAGTCGGCAACGACCAGAGAAGTCAGTACGATGGGAACGGAAGCATAAGTTACACTGTATTCTTCATCTGATACATCGTCGGGAACGACCGGAGAAGTCGGTACGATGGGAACAATCGGTAAGCAACACGAGGTAAAAATGATGTACGACCTAAAAGTGAACACTAAAGTAAACAAGGATGAATCCAATGACAATTGCACAAAAAAACCCCCGGGATGGGGGAAAGGAGAACGTATGACGTTGTCCGAAACTATCCCCTTTATGTTATCTTACCGTGGTCTTGATTGTCAAGAGTTCTCGGTATTTCTTCACATTATTGCCAGAGCTGGTGGGGGTAATGGTTGCTTTGAGTCCATTCCCAATATGGCTGATAGGCTCAAACTAGGCATTAAAACACTTAGAAACGTGATTAATAGACTGATAGAGTATAGACTAATATACAAAGCGGAAGATAGACCTGGCTATAGTTCAGTTTATGAAGCTTGTACTCAGTCGGAATGGATGTCTTCAGAAGAAATTGAGTTAAAGCGTAATGAATTACGTGCAGAAGCAGCACGTAACAGAAAGAATAAGACTACCAAGAGTGTGGAAAAGATTAATTTGGCTTCAGAAAACCCAAAACCAAAAATGAAGGTAACCATGGAAACTAATTCTACCACTAATCAACAAGATGAAGCGCAGGGATTAAAGCAACAAGAGAGCTTAGACGTGTACCCCGGCAACAATGATAGTAGTGGTAAAAACGACCGGGGTACCCAGGTCACTTTCGACCGGGGTATATTAAATATAGAAAATCTAAATAAAAAAAATAATATCTTAGAGAGAGAAGAGAAGAAAGAAGACCACCACTCTACAAAAGCTAGTTTAAGCGGAACTGAGGAGGGGAAGAAAGAAGACCACTCTCAAGCAGCCCGAAGGGAGGAAAGGATAGAAAAGTTATTTGATGATTGTCCTCCTGGTAAACAAAAACGGGAGATATCAACTGAACAATTCGCAATTCTCCAGAGGTGGATACCTTCCGGGGCGCTTAAAAAAGTTTTTTCAGTTCAAGACGATGGTGTAAAAGAGCCTGAAGAAAAAGAGGTTAAACCTGCTGCTCAAAAAGTAGAACCACCAAAACGCTCTTTTGGTTGTTTTGGATATGATGCAAGTGGGCATAAAAAGACTCCAGGGCAAGTAGAGCAGAAACAAAGTCTAGTTAAGCCATACTATGCACCCATAGAAGAACATCCCAATTATCCAGTTAACAGTAGTGCAAACCCAGTGCCTGAGCCAGTTTCAGTCATTGAACCACATGTGGAGGAGTATGTGGAGGAAGAGGTAAAACAGATTGAACCACAGAAACAGGTGGTAAACGCGGTTGAAACGGTGGATAATTCCGTTAATGTCCCAGAAGTCATAGAACCAGAATTAGAGGTGCTAGAGGCTAAAATAGTGCCAACAGAAAAAACAAATAGTTCTGGGTTGAGTGTGTTAGATAGAGTAGAGAAACCAAGACTGGCTAAATTTGACGTTAATGACAAGCTGATTGACCGTGTGGAAACATACCGTGAGGCGTTTTATCAAGGCAAGACAAACTTTACTCCGTTCCAGCTACAGGAATGGGCGGCAGTGGATGGCATGAGTCCTATTCTCAAGGCATACAGGAAGTCTGGTAGGTTGATGAACTCAGCTCCCAACGACATTAGTTTTGAGTTTATCTGCTGGCTAAACAACCAACATAGCCGTGGTGCTAACCAGAAAGATGATGGCTATGCGCTTAATTACATTAAGAAGATGGAAAGGTCTCCAGGGGATTGGGATACATTGACGGCTTTGGTAACTCAGTGGCAAGGCAGTAAGAAGACTGGTAATAGTAACTTCCGGATTAGTCAGGCTGTTAGGTATTCCCAGGAGGAAGCACAACTTGCTGAAATCCAAAAAATAACTGCTAGTGCTGGATTGAGCTGGACTCACAGACAAAAAAATCAAACCCCTTGACAGGTAATATGGTTTTAGTTTAAGGTGGGTGAGAAGTTCACCAACCAGCTATTACCATGTTTACCACTGATATTATTCCAGTAGTTTCCAGTTCTATTTCCAGTGATTCCAGTCCCATTGCCTCGGATGAGCCGGTTATCAAACCGGCAGTCCAAAGGCTGCTAAATAACTTTGAGATCTTGTATAAGACCAAGTTTCAGGATTTGGTATTAGCTAGTTGGGTGGAGGTGTTAAACCCAATCCCAGACGATGAGCTGATTTCTACTGGCATTCGTGTGGCACAAGCGCATAAGTACCTGCCTACTCCCATGGAGTTTCTTGAGATCTATAGGGATGGTCTCCGTGCTAAACGGGAGACTCAACTTGCCATGGAAAGAGCTAGAGTACTAGGTGATTCTACCGTAGTTAACAAACCACGGACTGAGGAAGACGAGAAAGAATACCTTATAGCGAGACTAGCCATCGCTTTAGACATAGGCAAGCAAGAAGATGAGCAAATGGGCAAGGTATCATGGAAAGAGTTTGATATCAACCGCCATGAGCAAGACTTTAAGGACTTCTTTGTATCTATGCGCAATATGTCATTAGACCACTTGCGTGATTTAAATATGCAAGAGCGTATAGCCAGTAAAAAAGACGTGCTTGGCAATATATCGAGTTTATTAAAAACAATTTAGGATTTGGGTTGACTTAAACACTCCTGTTAGGTACTATAGGCATAATTAGTTTACTATTTAGGAGTGTTTAAGTATGCCACAAGTAGGTGATACAGTTGAGTTAAAGACATATCGCTATTATTTAGACCAGGGTTTGATATCTGGCGATAAAGGCGTAATTGAGTCTGAGATAACACATGATAACCAGTTAGTAGGTTATACAGTGCGGTTTAGTAATGGCATAGAAGATATTTTTATCAATGCTAGTTTATCGGAAATCAATCTAATTACCGCAAATAGTTTAGGTAGAACTGGTTTAATCATCGGTGGATTATTGATTGTTGCCACCGGAACTTTGGGCTTAGTGTCTTTGGGAATTATTTCAGAATTGGCAGGCATAATATTTTCAGGAATTGTCTCTTTGTTTGCCAT